AAAACCGCCCGACGATGGTCATCGTGTCCTCGCCGTGGTACCGATGCAGCGCGATCAAGTCGCGCCCTTGCCTGACCGCGATGACCGTACTGTCCGCACCGCCCCGCGCCGGGTCTACGCCGATGACGATAGGTGCTGTGATGTCCTTGTACCGGGGCCGAGCGGCTGCGTCAGCCACAATCGCCGGGCTGATGAACTGATCATCCCCCGCTGCCGGGAACTCACCGTACACCTCAACGCGAGCCTGGCTGGAGTCCTCGCCGTACTCCGCGATGATCTGCTCGTAGACCTGCTTGTCAGTGTCCTCGACCGTGCGGGCGTCCACCTGGCGCGTCGTCCAGAAGTCCCGCTTGGCGTGAAAGCACTCAAAGAAGTATCCCGTATTGCGCCGGGGGTTGCTAAACGCGAACCAGTACCTGTCTAGGATGTTTTCCGTAAAGAAGCCCGCCCCCACTGACCAGATGCCGTCCGGGATACCACTGGCCTCGTCGAACACCAGCATCATGCCGTCCATATTATGGACACCAGCGTAGGCGTCTGGGTTCTCCTCAGACCACAGCTTCCCCTCAGCGCCCCAGTAGCGCGTGCCCTTCTTGAGATCGCGCTCGACCAGATCCGTCAGCCATTTGGCAGGCGTCAGCTTGGTCGCGCTGATCTCCCACCAGTGAGCGTTCAGCACCATCGTCGCCCACTTGGTCAACTCGCCCCAAGTGACCGACCTTAACTGCGCCTCGCTGTTGGCGCTGACGATGACAGACGACCCGATCCGGGTGGTCAGCATCCACAGGATCAGCCAACTGACCAGCGCTGACTTACCAATACCACGCCCTGACGACACCGCCTCTCGCAGCGTGTCCATTGAGACCTGGCCTTTGTTCTTGTCAATATGCGCCTTGATGTCGCGCAACACCTGACGCTGCCACATGCGCGGGCCTTTGTGATGCGCCAGTGGCGTGTTGGCCTGGCCCCACGGGAACGCAAAAAGAACAAACGCCTCGGGGTCGTCCTTGATCTTCGCAGACCAAAGACGCGCCATCAGCGTCTGTTCGTCATCGGGGCTGTAGATCGGCTTTTGCATGTTGATGCGTCAGTTGTATACCGGGCTGCTGTTCCAACACCTCTGTCACCGCACCCTCGATGACGCGCCCCTCAGCAGCTTGAAGCGCACCCAAGATGCTGATGCGCTGCTCGACCTCAACCGAGATCGCCTGCTTGGCGACCCAGCCGTGGCTGTGCTTCAAGATCTCCAGCGCCGCCTTGGAGTCGCCCCCCGCCGCCGCTGCGTGCAACGCCTGACTGTTGGCGCGCTCACTGTCAGCGCGGCCCTTGAGTTCGGCAATATGGGCGATTTGGTCAAGCTCTTTAAGTCGGTTGAACTCCGTCGGCAGCATTCCGGCTGCTAACGCCAGTGAGTCACCCTTCAGACCAAGATACGCCGCTTCGTAGATGCGCTCTAACGTCGCTTCCGTCGCTTTGATCTGTCTGACTGTCAAAGGAAGGCTTTTGAATGTCATGCGCGAAGTTTAACTAAAAAAGGTATGCCTAGATAGCCTATGCAATGAAGTTGTGTGCATTGTGCGGTTTGCATAAAAAAAATTTCTTGTGGCCCCACCGCTAACGTTTGGCCGGTCGGCTTGGCCCTCCCCCCCCGCCAGTGCGCCCTGGCCGCACGGCATCGAGCCGACCGCCGACCGCCGACCGCCGACCGCCGACCGCCGACCGGTATGGGCGCTTTGGGCTATGGCTGAGTGCATGACCCAGAACGCCCAAGGCAGATGGGCGCTTTGGGCTATCGGGTAAGGCATGACCCAAAACGCCTATCAGCATGGGCGGTTTGGGCTATGGCATGGGGCATGACCCAAAGCGCCCAAGAACATGCGCCCGAGGGCGCCTTGGGCGATCTTGGGTCATTTGGGCGTAGCCCAAAACAGTCGGCGCGGCTCGAGCCCGGCCCAAACCGTTACGCTAACTGATAATGCTTCTCATTTACCTGCTTTCAAACAGAAAACTACACACCTATACCTAAACCGCCGAAAAGCCCCGCCGACCCGCGCCAATACTGGGCCGCGCAGATGTTCGCCAAAACGCCTATTGATCCGCCTAACTCTCCACCTAACTTCCCGCCAATCTTGCCTGCCTTGCAACCGTGTTTTATACGCTGCTATACGTTGACGCTGTAATTTTACTGCTGTACTATTATAAATCCTCAAAGGAGATTTTCATGCCTGCCAAGCAAACCGTACTTCCCCCGACTGATTTTGATGACTTTTACTCTCTTTATAAGCATCTGCGCCAGATGCGCGACGTGTTGTCCCGCGCTCAGGTAGAGACGCTGGCGGATGTTGCCGAGTATCGCCTTCCGGCTGCGATCAAGTTAGAGCAGCGCACGCCCAAGGGCGCTACTTACTTGTACGCTGGCGACGCATACATTGGGTATGTGTCTAACAGGGGTAAGTTTGTCCAGGCCAGCGCCAAACTACCCAAACCCGCGTCAAAGGGGCACTCAGACGCGATAGAGCGCGGCGTGCCTGTTGTCCAGAAGTTCAGGCGCTACCCTTTTTCTTTGATGCAGGTAAATGAGTCCGTGCTTGTCCGATGCGAAACCGCAATCCACGTGCGTCGCGCAGTGCAAGCCGCCCATGCTGTAGCCCGCTACAAAAATTGGACGATCAAGACCACCGCGACAGACACCGGCGTCCGAGTGTGGCGGGTCGCTTGACTGTTGTCAAAGAATGCCTTACAGTCCCTGCACCATCACCACAACCCGGAGAGACCGACCATGAATCATCCTTGCTTCCCTGAGATCGACATCCCCGCGCATCTGTTCGCGCAGGGGTTCAGCACCCATCACGCATGGGGCAATGACGCGTGCGTACGCATGACGCGTGGCGACCTTACCTTGTGGGTCGAACACGTTGACGTAGACCTGCGCGACAGCGGTGGCGCACGGTTCACCCTTCACGCCCACAATGCAGACCTTGAGTGTGTCGGGCCTATCTTCGAAACCGAAACCCTGTCCGACATTCTCGCGAGAATCTGATCATGCCCTATTCTGTCCACCTTTCGCCGAAGTCTGCCAACGCCAAAACCGGCCCGATTCCCGTTAGCACTACATCGAAGGCAACATGCCCAACAGACTGCGCCATGCGCGACGCATGTTATGCCGCATCAGGCCCGCTCGCACTGCATTGGGGCGCAGTGTCCAATGGCACACGCGGCACAGACTGGCAGACTTTCGTCGATCAGATTGCGGCACTGCCCGACGGTCAATTGTGGCGGCACAATCAAGCCGGCGATTTACCGGGCGATGGCGCTACGGTTGATCCTGTCGCCCTGGGTGAACTAGTCGCCGCTAATCGTGGTCGGCGTGGGTTCACCTATACGCATTACCGCGACAGTGAATCCCTCGCATGGGTTCGGCATGCCAATGCATGGGGCTTTACTGTCAATCTGTCAGCCAATGATCTAGCAGACGCTGACAGGCTCGCAGACACAGGCGCAGGCCCGGTAGTCGTCGTCCTGTCGTCTGATCAGACTGACAACACTGTGACCCCATCGGGGCGCAAGGTCGTCGTCTGTCCTGCGACCCAGCGCGACGATGTCTCATGCGCCACTTGCCAATTGTGCCAGCGCCAGCGCACTACCATCGTGGGCTTTCCCGCTCACGGTTCCCGTAAACGTGTTATCGATATCAAACTTGGAGCCTGAACATGAAACGCCACTATGGACAGACCAAAGCCCAGCGTCAGGCCGAATGGCTTGCGCAATTCTCCGATGCGCTGATCACCCGAGCACCCGCGCTATCTGGCCGGATCGAATGGCCCAGCGCGCTGCACTGCTACTTTTCGGGCATGTCAGTGCCCGATGCTGTCGATCAATACTGTATCGCTCGCAACATCGAATGGAAGTGACCATGCAGCCCAAGATCAAAATCGGCCACGCCTACCAACCGCAGCGCACCACCCGCAGAGGCTGCAACGGCACGTATTCAGCGTACAGGCCGCACCACGGGCACGGGATCGACGTAGACCGCTGGAATGATCCCATCGGGCGTTTCCTGCCCGTCGTCTGCGCCATTGGCTTTGTCGCTGTGTTCGTCCTGCTCGCTGTCGGCATCATTAAATGATCGTCGCAATCATCGTTAGCGCCATTGTCGCGCTCGTTCTATCCCTCATTGATCGGAAATGAAAATGCTCATCGAATATTCTGCATCCGTTTTCACGCCCGCCGGGTGGCGCAATGTCACCATCACCGCTGATGCAGAACGCATTAGTGCGGGCATGGGCCGCGTGGTATCCGTGCGCGCCATCGACGGTTCTTCGCCAGTCGGCACCCTGAGCCGCACGGGCGCGCGCAGGCAGGAATATCACGCCTCTGGCGTCGCCAGCCGCGAGGTAGGCGCTCGCAAGCGCCTGAGCGCGTGCCGAATTATTGAGGACTGACCCAGCACCAAAAGCAAAAGGGGCCATGCGGCCCCTTTTGTCATTTCACTACCGCCATCCTAGATGGCCCCTGCGACGGCTCCTCTAGCATCCGTCTGAGGTCTGACTTGTTGTACTGGCGCAAGATGGCCGGATCAGCAAACAGATGCTTTTTCGTCGGATACTCTGCCGATGCGACCCGGCCAAGATCCGTCCATCCGGCCTCTTTA